GTTTATAATAAAAATGAAAAATTTGAAATTCAAGTCTGGAGATAATAGCTTTGAACTAAATGTTCCTTGTCAGGAATATGAATTGGAATTAAAGCCTGTTCTTTTAAATGAGTCTTATTATCCTACTATAACTTTTCCTGAAATTGATACCATTGAGTCTGATTTTTTTGATGGTCTGGAAGATCTGAATTTATTTCTTTTCCAAAAGAGGGATCTTTATGATTTGTTACACACAATCTTGGGTCAGTATGGTTGTGAACTTCCACATCCCAGTATCATGAGGCCAAATTTCAGAGTTAATTCCACAGATTTTTTATCATTCTTGAGTAATCTATTTGGATTCGGACTAATAATATTGTATACTGACAAACAATCTTACAAATTCAACTGCAGGAGTAACAAGGATATCTTGATACTTGTCAAAGATGATTATTATTTAGGGCTCTTAGATTTCAATGTGATACAGGACAAAGATGAATCAGAATCAGAAATAAAACCTGTTTCTTCAGGAACAATACTTCCTTCTAATTCAAACCTGTCTCTCATCCATAATTATTTATCGGATTCTAGGTTATTTAAGGTTAGAGACATCAATCATGCATTAGATATGTATAGTGCATTACATTACGAATTCCTTCAATTTCTCAATCATCAGAACTCTTTAGGATTTTGCCCTCCGCAAGATTTATTGAAACTGTATTTCAAATTCAGGCACAATATTTTTGGAGCAATGTGTAAATTAAAACTTGGTTTGAAAGATTTTGAATTAGACACAGATGTTTCCTTAATAAAATACCTTCCAACATCCAAAAAGACCCCTGATTTTTTAATTGAGACTGATTCAGAAATCAAGATAGTTGAATTTACTGTTGGTAATAGGTACGAAACAATAGATTTGTATAAGGGTGGAGGAAACTTTGATCTAAAGTATACAAATGAATCCATTGAAATCAGCAAAGCTACTCTAAAATCAGTGAAAGTGTTTATTGTTCCTGCAGTTCTTGATTCTTATAATATTACTGAAATATTGAAAATCTTGGACAATATAAATATGACAGAAATGGAACCATACGGTCAATTTGAGAGGTTTTTTGAAATCAGTAACGATAATAGATTTTTGATAAATAGGAATCATATTTTGTCACTAAGTGAAGAAGCAATGAATGTTAAATTAATTCCGGGTTTAACTGAGTATGAAAGGCCTAATAAGAATAAAACCATAATGGTTCCTGCAGACCTTCTCTCTCAATTGAACCAATCATTCTCATATTTAAAAACTTCAGCATTAAGACAATTGGGAAGAAAAGGAGTTAAATTGAGTTTGATCTATAACCTGGACACAAAAAGATTTTACATCAAAATGCAAAAGAAAGGAGCAGATATAAAGGAATTTATATTAAAAATGGATGAAAGATCTATTCCTTATTCTTTATCAATCTTGAAATTAGAAGAGAATGGTCGAAGGTTACCTTTATCTAAGCTCCAAGGTACAATTCCAGTGACACTGGATCAAAAAGCTCAATCCGAAACTTTTGATATAGTGATCCCTACTATCTTAAACGAAGATTTCTATTTGCTCAAGAATAAGATGCATGCACCAGAATTGGGTGTATCTGAAGTAGTGAGAGAAGAAGATATGTTGTCAATCGGTAGCAACAATCCTGTAAATTTCCCACCTGACTATTTTGAGAGATTGTGTAACATGGATATCAAAGATATGAAAAATTCTAATTCACAAAAAATGCTGGCCAATTGCAATATAAATAAGGAAACTCTAGAAGATGCTGTTAGATTGTTTGATGATGTTATGAATTTGAAAAACGGCACTCCTGACAATAAATATCCAAAACAAACTTTTCAGATTCCTTTAGCCACCTTGCCTTTGAAAGATACTAATCTAGAAAACTTGAATTTAAATATGATGAAAAAATACTTGACCCATGGTACCGGGCAATATACAAAAGCTATACTAAGAAAAGCCATTGGGAAACAATTTGCAGTTCCTAAATTCAATGAATCAGATTTGTCATCAGATATTAGAAATAGGAGAACAATTTTAAATGAGGCAAATTCTGCATACTTCGAAGCCATGAAAACACTTACTGGGATTAAAAAATATACCTCTATGAGCTTTAAAGAGAAGAACCTTCTTAAAGAGTTTAGGGCTAACATATCAGCTGCACAAAAATCATACAGAGAAATACTTACTTTAAGCAAAGGTGGCACTGAAAAGAGATTGATCAAAATACCATGTTCAAAGAAAAGTTTGGAATATGTGATGTTTAGATCAGAAATGGCCCATTTTGACAAAAAAGGATCCCAGTTCAGAGGTATAGGGCTTTTAAGTGAAAATGATTATTTAAAATTTGATGTTTATTTAAAAAAATTTATAGATAGACTTACAATGAAAGAATTCCACAATAATCAAAGCCGATCCTTGTATAACAAACAAAGATTACCAGGGCCCAAATTTTTGAATGATATAAAAAACAATTATACTGAAAACTGGGACAATTTTTTCGAAAGATTTTTTAAAGGAACTTTAATAGAGCAGATCTGTGAATTGACTACAAGACTCTCTTCGTTTTTGTTTAATGAAAGTGTAAAATCTTACAACAAAGATTATGTAAAAATAGATAATCTAAAATACGACAATATAATAATTATGATAAGAGGAGGGCCTAAAATTTACAAAAATCAAACAAGCAGATTGTTTAAAATATTTTTCTATGTAGATCAATCTGATTTAAGATTTTCCGGATACGAGGAAAATCCAGTTTTTGAAGTGATCCAAGATGTTGACGGAAAGACAATGATAGCAACACCTTGGTCTCAGATCAGGATGGACTCTCTTTTTGATTACAACAATATTCTGCCCAGGACTTTTTTGAATTTATATTCTACTTATAGTAGAACTCATCATACCAAAGAAGAAAATATGAGCAAAATGTCATTCATGCCTTTTATATTATCTATACATAATAGAAGAAAGACTGAAAAGTTCATGCATAACAGCAGATATCTAATCGTTAATCCGCTAGGAAAACATGCCAACATTGGAGGTATTATTGAAGGTTTTGCAGATTTCAATTATACTTTTTTGGATGCCTGGCTTAGAAAAAGTTTGAGTAAAAACTATCTATCATTTGCTAGTAAACTGATGTTGGTTCAAAAAATGCCAAAAACTAATATTGACAATTTGATATCTGATTCTGGGATCACTGATCTCTGGTTGGGTGAAGAAATAAAAGATTCAGATCATTTGACGGTTTTTATTTACATTACTTATATGATGACTAAAGCTCCTGTGAACAGCAGCATTGAACAAGCTAGCAATTTATGGGAAATATTAGAGGATGTTTACGAATTTAATGAGAAACACTCAGATGTAAAAAAATTGGAAGACATGAGTCTGAGATTTGATGTGTTGAAGTTTGATGAATCAGTTTATGAAGATGATTTTAAGTACGATCCTGTTTATTGTCAATATCTGGGGCACTATTTAGCTGGATATATGAGCAATTTGGTACATCCAATAGAAATTTCAAATCATTGGAGTGGACTTAAGAATCAAGATTTGGACAGTATTGCAAATTCCAATGGGCTTAGAGGATGGGAAAAATCAAATTTTTTTAACAAGAAAGGATATGAGGTTGTTTATCAAAAAATAGATGAAGTTTTATCGGATGAATTATTAAGTGACAAAATTCAAAATTACTTAGACTCTGATCTTACAACTGCCAATGAAATGATCCGATCAGACAGAATAAAACTTGAGGAGGCAAAGTTAGAAGACTTATTATTTCACGTAGTGCACAAAATCCAAAGAGGGGGTGGAAGAGAGATTTTTTGTATGGATCTCAACACTAAAGTGCAGCAGAACCCTTTAGAGAAAATGTTTAAATTTCTATGTAAAAGAATTCCTAATGAATTCATATCTATACCTAGCAACAAAAGACATGCCATCATTCATAGTGACTTCTATGAAAAAGGTCAGAAAGGGTGGTGCAAGCAAATAAATAGATGGGTGTTGGATTGTAGAAGGTGGGCACCACACAGTGTTTTTCAAAAATATGTTCATTTTATTACAGGATTGTCCTCCATACTTCCTGCTGATTTTGTCAATCAATTCAATGAATTTGCAGATAAAATGTTTGATAAGAAATTCTTGACTAGAGAACATGTGATATCTAAAATGAGGAATAATGTCAGATTTCAAAAGTACAGCCATCTAGTAAAAAAGATGGAAAACATAGCAGACGGATTTTGCTTCACAGTCCAATTTTCTTTTGTTATGGGAATTTTTAATTATTTATCAACTCTTCTTCATGCGGCCAATCAGTTGCTTGCAACTGAGATAATTAGAAATATAAATTTAAGAGAAAATCAAGGTCTGGTTATACTGGATGCTAAGTGCCACTCTGATGATAGTGTAGTGAGCAGTTATCATGAAAACAAATCTAGTGAGAGAACAACGTTCTTGCTCTACGATTGGCTTCTGAAAGGGGCTAATCATATGCTATCTGTTAAAAAAAGCCAAATTAATGAAAACGTATATCTGGAATTTCTTTCTATCCTTTATCTGTTTGATAGGTTTCTCCCGGTAATCCCGAAATTCTCATCTAATATTCCATTTAAACCAAGTGATAGAGGGTATTCTTCAGACATAACATTCTCAATAACTCAAAGTATCGAGATGCTTTCCCAAGGAGGATCTTTTGAAGAATGTTTTTTGATTACAAAGTTAACTGAGAAATATATACAGAATGTTTACAATATGGCCTATAATCCTACTCAACCTTTTAATCTGCTAGGATGTATAGACAGCCATCCCCTGGAGCTTCTCTATGCGGGGGGCAATGCTGACTTATTCAGGAGTTTAAAATATAATCCTACTGAAACATGGAGAAATTTGAATTTTTTGCAAAAGAGTGGTTTAATTGATTATGATTCTTCTGAAATATCCTTAAAATGGGATATGAATGCAAGACTGAATAACAAAATGAAAAAATTTGTTTCTAAATACGAAACTATTCTAGAGAAATTCAATGAACAAATACCCTGGACAATAGCAAACAATAAATTGGGGAATAGCAGCCTGAACATATTATGGTATGTGAATAAGTTGAAGGACAGACATTTTTATTCTTCTCTAGTGGATGAGCCTATTGCAAGAAAATTTTCAAGAATATTTGGTGCTGCTGGTTATAGAACTTTGAAAACAAAAGAGGGAATTCAAGTAAAAGTTTCATCCTTATGTGTAACGTTGAGGTCACTTGGGGAGATCCCGGAAATAAGTGATGATGCTGATGAAAAACTGATGTCGTATCTTGATATTGTATGTAGAGATTTGCACTCTTTTTATGAATCTTTAGAAGGAACTGAAATTTTAGATATGTTACCCAGCAATATCAAAGAAAAACCTATCTTGTTCAAACAAGGGGAATCTCTTCTAGGAAATATAAATATAAGCTCAAGTGAGTATGTCACTTATGTGAAAGAACCCAATGGTTATAAATTATTGGGCAAAAGAAACAACCCTTTCAGAGATGTTGAAAAAATAACTTCGCACCTAAAAATGATAGGTTTTGATCCTGAACTTTACTCTCCGGATCAACTCTATAGTGTGTGCAGAAGAGTGTTGAGAGAAGATTCAAGGCAGTATAGGCTGGTAGCAGCTGTTCCTAGCGATTTGAGAAGAGTAGAGCATTACTCAGATGTCATAAAGCTATTGGAGAATAATAGTTTCAAACATAAAAAATTGATAATTAAAAATAAATCAGCCCAAAGGATGGATTGGGATAAGAAGATAATCCATGGTCATGTCCCGGCCTCAGTAGTTGAATTTATGTCCCTCAATTGGACCTGCAATATACTTGAAAAGTATAATCTCAAACAGTATTCCAATATCTACTTGCAAGACCCCTGGGAAATCAAGAATTTAATGGTAAAAGACCTTTCTGAGGATTGGAGGCCTATAGTACAAAATACAGCCATAGATGAGAACATGCCACTTGTAAATACAACATTTTGGAGCCATTGGTCCAAGGAGCAGACTAAAATTGCTAATAGTTGGTTTGGGTCTGGCAAGTGCTTATTGTCCCTTCCAGAAATATTCCTAGAAGTTACATTGACAAACGGGGCCGTGGATGATTTAAAATTCGAGACTAATCATACAGGGGCTTTTTCCCTTGCAAGCTCATGGTATCTGAATACCTTTTTCAGATTTTCAGGAGTCAATGCAGAGATGATTGATGCCGCATTTGCCAACCCCAATCAGATATACTTATGTTACAACAGCAAAGATGCCGTGTTCGGTGTAGGACATGCAAAAGGATATGATATGATATTTTCACAAAGTAATAAAAAATATGATCTGATACCTAGTTTTTGCTATAAAGAATTGAAGAGAGAGAAAAAGGGAAACAATTTTGTTTATTTTGATTCTGAATTGTCCCTTAGTTACAAAATATCTTTTTTTGTGCCAATGGATGAACCAGCAACTGTTGATTTTCAAAGATTTTTGAACATGGACCAAGTCAAGCAAATGTCGGAAAACAAAGATATCAAGAAGTTCATTGAAAGCATGTCACTGAAAGAAATGGGAATTGTGAGATTGAACAAAGAAGCTTTTTTTGATAACATAGGAAGATCTTTAATATATCATGTTTTGTACAACCATCCTCTAAGTACTTCATATTACAGAGGAGATAATGTGGAAGGAGAACCTATTCTAGAAAGCCTAATGGCATGGAAAAGCATAAATAAAGATTTTGGTTTTCCTTCTGAAGATGAATTAGAACAATTCTTAGTTAGGAAGGATATGCCCCCCTTACCTTCAAAAATCTACAACATGTTAGTTAAGATGGGAAAAAGTCAAATTTCAGATGAGGATTTCAAAGGAATATTATTCAAAACAATGACTTTGAGGGGGGAGGACAGAATGCAGTATCTAGCTACGCATTATTCACTTTTGAGTTCTGATTATCAGAATCAATCTTTGACTTTAATAATGAGAAGCACTAGAATTTACAGCTCTTGTAAATGGTTAGAAGGTAAATCTTTTAATATTACTGTCCCAATTATTGATAATATTTGTAAAGCCATAGAGTTAGGGAATGTTTATTCTGCTAAACTTCAAACTTACAAGTTACAATTTGAATCCTATCAGTCAGGAAAATATAGCATCTCACAATTATTTAAAATATTAGGGACTAGAGTAATAATGAATTCAATAAGTGTTGCCTCACTTTTTTGTTATATGGATCCATTATTCCATACATTTTTTTCAGTTTTAGAAGATCTAGTGGACAATGGTCTCTTAACTTGGCTAAACTTATGCACTGATACTGATCCTATACTTAGGACTATAGAATTCCAGGTAGATAAAAAAACATTTCTTGATTGGATAGTAGACATATTTGACTGTGCTTATAAGGAGAATGATCATGGGTATCGGAAATCAAAAGGAAACATTATGAAACTTTTTGGAGCTAATGGAATATTCTCCAAGGAGATGGGGCCATTGAGATCGATTGCAGTAAAAATGAAACAAAGTTCAATCCCTGATGAATTGCGCTTAATACATAAAGAAAAAGTAAAAAACAGATGGGTCAAGAGATCAGAGACGGTTTACAAAGATAGATTTGAAACAATTTCAAAATCAGATGCAAAAGCAGGATATACCCAAGGTGAATTTTTCCCTTTTGACGAGGACAGTCAAGAGGAATTCCATTGGGGCTTTAGGACTGATCCAGATGTCATGGAATTCTGCGAATTTGACAAGAATGCGAAAATTCCAAAGTTTGGTTATTCTGAATCTTTTTACCTGGATTTCCTGAATCTTACTAGTGTTAGAGGGACAGCTTGGAATATGTTTGTGGGTTGTCAAATTTTGAATAAGAACTTATTCAAGGCACATGGATTTTTGAAAATATATAAAAAACAGAATATTTCCACAGTGCCTTTGAAATACTTTACTCAGAACAACAATTTCATTGTATATTGTGGTAAAGAAAATTTTAAAGGATCAATTGAAGGTTATTCGGAATTGTCTTGGGAACAATCAGTGAGATATGGTAATATTAAAATTCTGGGAGAACAATCTTTGGAATTAGAAGGGAAGACTTATGACAAATTTGAAGTTTTTTCGCAACCCAGATTGATAGGTAAATTACAAACTTTAAACAGCTATTTCAGCAGAATTTCTTCAGAAATGGTACTTGAAGAGGCAACTAAAGTAGAAGATAAGATTGAAGAAATGGAAGACCTGTTTGAACTGTCTCCGGATATGAAAATTGAAAAATCTATATTAATGAAGAAGGTGGAAGAATATAGAAAGTCAGTAGGCAGTAACACAAAAGAGGTAATTGACAGAAAAGAAAAGAATTCCAAATCAGAAGAAACTTTTAATCTCATTGATTCTCTGGGGAAAGTATTTTCTAAGTATGAGAAAGGCTCTACAGGTCTAAAGATCAAAAAGAATACGTTGGGACAGTCTATTGAACAAGAGTTAAATTTATACAAATTCAAAAAGCCTTTACAGGCACTAACAGAAATAAGGTTCAAAGCGGAATTTGAGACTTTATTTCCAGGGATGTGGGAGCCTTATGTGAATAATGAATTATCAATAACTAGACAAAGCATGAAACACAGACTGGAATTTGCCCAAATAAGGATAGACAGGATGCCAGAGATGATGAGAAACAAATATAGGAAGTTGCTGCTGATTACAAGTATGTTTTTATCTAGCATACCCAAAACAAGAACAATGAATTCCAAAAGCATGGAGCTCGGCTATATAATAGACAGTATATTTGAAACTGATATGGAGGATGATATTGAACAAATCAGAATAGGAGTGGATCTAAATCCAGAGGAACTAATAAGTTTGAATTACAATCTGAGTTTCCTCTAAGTAATATGAAACTTACACTTTTAGTATAATTTGGACTCTATGTCTTCATTCATTTTTTAATTAAAC